TATTGACCATCTGACCGATTGCAATCTTTTTCGGTGAAACAAGCTCATCATCATTCTGGACTGTAAGCTCAATTAGGTTATTGATTGAATCAGTATCAAATTGCTTATCAGCAGCTTCTTTTGCAGCGCTTGCAAAAGTTCCGCCTTCAACAGCCGCAACGCTTGTCATTCCGTAAATTACCGGAATAATTCTATTCGTGTTGCTAGTATCATAAGAGCCATCTGGATGCTTGTAATAAATTATGTTAGTAACAAGATCAGTCTGATCATATATCACAAGCTTATTGACATCCTGAGTTGTCTCATTTAATACGATCGACTTTTCAACTACATTCGGAAGATCTGCTTCAATGTAAAAAGTTGAATAATCCATAACTCCGACCTTAACAGTGATCGTTTTTGCTTGAAAATCAGGCTCTGCAAATAATCCAACTTGATACTTCGTGAGCGCTCTCTTAATTATTGAGCTCATGAAATTAATAATTGCTTTTGACAATCCTTGCTGATCGGATGTGATATGGAATCCCCAGCCGAATGTCTCTGAGATAATCTCAACTTGAAGGCCGAATATATTCTCAGCCAAGTCGCTGTTATTTATCCAGTAAGCTGTGATTATATCAGCCATTGCTTGCTCCAAGCTAATAGGTGAGCCTTGAAGAGTCGTATCAAAAAGAATCGGTGCATCGAATAGCGTGATAAAAGGCTTAAATCTTATTTCTGAAAATCCCTGAACCGCTTCATTGACCTGAATGGCTGTTATGTAACCAAAAAATTCATCTGTATCATTAAATATTCTTATATAATCGCCCTTATTAACATTCTCATCAAAAGCAATCAATACGCTATTTTCTCCCGGTGAAAGATAATCGAAATCATATCCGATTGAGCCGGAATTGTAATGCTGGATAAGAACAAAATAAGGATCAAATATCTCAACATTAAATGGTTGCATATTCGATCTGAGCCTCCACTCCGACATTTAAGACATTGCTCTCATCAGCCGTGAATGTGACTGTATTTCGGCCATGTCCGAATCTTACAAATCGATAAGTTGAAAAATCTGATTGCTGATACATATCAGAGACAAGCTGTCCAAGCGCATCAACTTGTATAATCTTGTATGGAATTGTTGTTGTATCAATAATAAGTCTGTTATCAGTGCCAATAATTCCATTTACTTTTCCGGTTGTTACAAGCTCATCATTAAGATAGTGTCTCCATGCCGGATTAATGGCCGGTCCGATAATAACAAGCTTAACAGGAGAGCTCTGATAAGAATCAGATTCTATCGTGATGGTATTTTTTCCGCCTTTTAAATACTGATAATCATAAGAATAGTTATAAACTTTTCCTCCTGACTCAGTTCCCGGATTATATTCAACAACTTCTTTATACCAAGGAGTCAGTGCTGTGAACTCGATCTCAATCTGAAGTTCATTTCCATCACCATCACCACGCTTGATTTCCGTGATGATTCCTTTTCTTGAATAAGTTCCATAGTTATTGTTATAATCCATGATAATAGGCTGATTCTGGCAAAACTGAGCAAAATTGAAATATTGAAGCTCTGCTTCTGGCTGCCAGAACTTAATTGTTCCGGAAACTTTTCCCTGTGCAATATGGCTATCCAGAAGAGCATATCTGTCAACTATTCTCTGAAATTCCGCATTTTGTTTAAAGCCAAGTCCATCAACCGCATAGAAAAAGAGCTGATCTTTCGATGTTAAATTGTACCGATTTCCATCATTATCATATAATCTGAAGGTCCTCATTGTACGCCCCATCCTAACTGTCTATTTATTCCATTAAAAAGCTGGTTGATATTAACTCCTTCTTTTTCCGCAATCTCAGGAAGATAAGCCCTAAGGAGAGTCAAAAGCTCATCCAGCTTATCAGTATCTTCAGAAGGAGCGCTAAAATCATACTTTGCTGAAGCATTAATCCCTGAGAAAGAATCTTTATTAAGCTCAGAGATTGCATCATTTACAAGCGACTTATTTTTAACGATACCTTGAGCGATTCCGGCATCGTACATGTTACCGATATAGATTCCCTTTTTAGCCGGTGAATCTATTCCAAGGAAATCACATGCGGCATCAAAAGCTCTCTTTGCGGCATCCCTTGCCGCATCTGCGATCATTCCCGCAGCGTTCTTAAGTCCCTCAGCAATTCCTTTGATGATGTTCTTTCCTATCGACCACCAATCATAACTGCCAAAGCCGTTAACGATAGCGCTTATAAGCTGAGGAATCGCAGAAACTATCTGAGGAATTGCCTGAATTAGTCCAGACACCAATTTACCTACAATAGTGATTCCTTGAGAGAGGATGGTAGGCAAATTTTGTCCCACAGTTGACACGAAAGTTGTAATAATTTTGAAAACAGATTGGACTATTGAAGGAAGATTTCTTATTATTCCATCAACAAGACTTAATATCAGCTTTGTTCCAGATTGAAGCACCGAAGGAAGTAGGCTTAAAATCGTTGTCGTCATCTTAGTCACAATTGTTCCCGCTGTTGTCACCACTGAGGGCAAGCTGGAAAGAAGGCCTTCCACGACCTTAAGTACTAGCTCAACACCTTTACTAAGGAGCTGAGGGAATCCATTTGTAAGATTTTGAAGAAAAGTATCGATTACAGTCGTATTCCCGGCGAAAATCGAACCTGTTGCGGAATCAATCGAGCTACTAAGAGCGTCGATTAATTTGATTGCTGCTCCCAACCAGTCAAACGTCAATAGTCCCTCTCCGAGACTTGTTGCCATCTTAATCGCTGAATCAAAAAAGGCGGGAGCTGCACTTGCAATCATATCAACTGCTCCGCCCACAAGATTCGGAATCTGCGAAAGAATATTCGTGATCATTGGAAAAAGATTATTAAATGCAAATGTTTGGACAGTCTGTCCGAGCGTTTCAAGAGATGGTCCTATATCCTGTCCAAGCGCAAGATTTGCCATCAGGTTCTCTGCTGCCGCTTTCATAGCTCCAAAGGATCCTGTGAAAGTAGTTGATGCTTCCTGAGCCGCAACTCCGGTAAGTCCAAGATCTGTCTGAATGACATGAATCGCATCATAAACATCACCTAGATTGTCCATATTATATTCAACACCGGAAATCTTTTGAGCATCTGCAAGAAGGCGCTCCATCTCTGACTTTGTGCCACCATAACCAAGCTTAAGATTATCAAGCATTGTATAATTTTGTTTTGCAAAGCCCTGATAAGCTGTCTGTATATTTTCGATAGGAGTTCCCATCTTAGCGGCATTATCCGCCATATCCATGATGGCTGTGTTGGCTGCTTCTGCTGCCTTTGCAGTATCTCCACCAAAAGCACTCTTAAGAGCCGCACCAAAAGAGACTGCTTGCTCTGCATAACTGTTGGCTGATATTCCAGCAGCGGCGGCTTCAACAGCATATTTCTTTGCAGCCCCAGCTGCATCCTCATAGAGAGTATCAAGACCACCAAAAGACTGCTGAAGATTTCCTCCGGCTTCAAGAGCCGATTTTAATGCTGTGCCGATGCCGGCGGCGGCAATTGCTCCCTTGATCGCTCCTATAATTTTAAGCCCGGCAGATTGTCCGGCGCTTCCGGCTTCTCCTCCGAGCTCTTTTGAAATTGCGCCGCTTATCCCTTTGGCTGATGGTACTATTTGAACAAAAGCCTTACCTAGTTCCGTTGCCATTTAAGCGCCTCCATTCTTTATCAAAATCAGCTCCGGAATTAAATTCCCTTGCTTTTTCCTTTGTTTCTTTCTTTCTTGATAACAGCTCAACAAAAGAAGGCGGCTTGTTTATGCCTTTTTTAGCATCCTTTGTTTTCGCATAAATATTGATGGCCGTATTATCAACAATATGAGCTAAGAGCAGCTTTTCAATGTCCACTCTTAGCCCATACAATTTAAGCTTTATTCTTGAATTATCCCGAAGGCCTTTCGCTAAAGTTGCGATATACTCCGGCGGAAATTCATAGATATTATAAATATGATAGTATTCAGCAAAATCGCAGATAAGTGCATCCTCATCAAGTGCCATCAGGCTTGAGAGGTCTGAGATTTTTTTGTTTCTTCACCCATAAGAACAACGATTTCTTTAAACTCTGACATCATAAGCTCTATGTCAGCAATCCCATCTTCATCGGACACATGCTCCAAGAGCTTTTGTTCTCCTTCTTTTCCAAGCAAAAGAGGAAGCGCAGCCATGACACCCTTAAGAGCTCTTGACTCATCTCCGGAATCCCAGTCCGCCATTGCTTTAATGAAGCGCCAATCTTTTGCTTTTTTCTCATTAACATTACATACGAATCCGCTCATTGTATGTATTTCCATTTAAACCTCCATTTTAAGCCGATGGTGCTGCGGCTGCGATCATGTACTCATAGTGAGTATTGCCTTCAGAATCTGGAATGCAATTGACTGTCGTATCATAGCCAACAGCATCCTCATCGTTATATGTGAGATCCCCGATCTCAGACAGCGATGCTGTCGGAATGACAATTCTCTTTAACGTATTACCTGAAAGAATCATATCGATTACGATTGAGACCTGATCGACATCCTTATTGTTCGCAGTAATAACGATTCCGGTCTCAAGATCTCCGGAAACGTTTGCCATTCCGTAAACAAACCTAAGAACATCGACATTTTTGATCTCTATTAGCACAAAGTTGAATGTGTCTTCCTTTGAGCTCTGGATGACAAGAACTGTATCTCCGCCCCATGCCTTGATATTGTTAGTCTCAAGATTCGTGCTGTTTGTCAGCCCAGCATCTGAACAATAACCAAGATTTTTAAAAGCAGAATCAAGCTCTTCAGTTGGTGATGTGGGAAGAGGTGTTCCCTTAGGAGCCACATGAATTGCTCCAGTAATCTTAGGCTTTCCAGCACTTACATTGCTTGCATTGCTCATTTTGACCTCCTTAATAATGAACTATGTCAAAAACAGCCTGATATCTATATTTTTTTGATGTAGTATCAGTAAAATTGTAATCACCATCAAGCTCGATACTCACAATCTCTGAGAGCTCAATTGCATGATATTCCATTGCGAATTTAAGCTTTTCATTGAGAACTGAAGCATCATATAAACTCTCACCATAGCTCTGGATCGTAAGAGTGGATCTCTTGATGTGATTTGTCATTGAGCCGCCTGTCTTCTCAATCAGATAAAAGCTTGAAGGAATATCCTTCTTCGGAATCTGTAAAAGAACAGGAACGCTCATTCTTTCATTTAAAAAATTTCTTACATACTCTTCAATGATCATCCTTTAACCGCCTTAAGAATTGAATTATTCTTGAGATTGTCTCTTCTTGCTGCAAAAGTCTCAGCTCTGACCTCAGCATTGACTCTGTTACGTCCTGAGTGAGAACTGACTTCATATCCGGGGCCGAGTCTTCCAAGAGCGCTGTTCGCATAATTAAGACATATGCTTTGCATCTCAGAAGATTTAAGGAGCTCTCTGACTCCGCTTCTATTTAATTGAAATTTCACTTTAGCCATATTTCTCACACCTGACTTTCATGTGCCAAGGAAGCTGATGCGGGATGTTTGCTTCAATCCCTGTGATGGGGAATCCAAAAGTCTGAACTATGTGAGTGTTACCATAATCATCAGTCCATGAGACTTTTTTATTGATCCAGTCGTGAGTATCTCCTTTTGGAATTCCAAGCATATATTGAATCGTTTTCCCAAAAAGCTGAGTTGATGAGACTATATCATCAGATGTCGGCTCACCGACAAGAACATTCTCAACCTCAACAGGAACCTCCTCATATATAGGATCGCCAAAATTATCCTCTCCGATCTGGACTTCATCATATAGAATTACACTGATTCCTGATATCCTTGCCATATGAATTCACTTCCCATCTTCTGCTTCAATAATCCAAGCTTCTTAAGATCATTGTTGAGTATCGAATTTGCTATTCCGCCACCGGCAACAGCAAAGGTCCCTGACCATGAATATCCAAGAGCCGACTGAGATTCCTGACTCATTGCATCTCCCTCAGTATTCTGTCTTAGGATCCTGAAGGTAACATCACAAGTCACGATTTTCACAACGCTCTCATAAGCTGAATCAATCTTGATCCGGGCATCAATGTCTTTTCCGTAATTTCTTCCAAGCACTCTGATCTCGTCCGAAACAAGCGGAAGAAGAGCATCAGCTCTGTCTTGTTCTGCTGCCGAGAGCGGCCTATATAATCTCTGGATATCTTCAACTGTTGCAAATGGCTTATTCATATCTTTCCCTTCTTCTGCGCTGAGTCTGTCTTCTTGGCTGCTCAACAGGAACCTCTTCTTTTATTGGCTCCTGTTTTGGAGGCTCCTTTTTAGGAGCCCCCTTTGCAGCTTTCTTTTTCTCATCTTCGACAAGAACATAATCAGGCGAGATGATTTCTGAATTTAAGATAATCTCAGCGCCAGTCTTTACATTTCTGTATATCAAAGCGCCCTCCTTAGTCATCAAGCAGATGCGTTTGTCTTTACGATAGCAAATGCAGCGGGATCAATGATTCCCCATCCGACATAAGCTTCTCCTCTCAGATAAATCTGATTGTGCCCCTTAAGATCTCCAAGATCTGAATTGTCAGGATTGCCATATTCAATCACTTCAAGAGGAATCTGCTTTGCAAAGCCCCATTTGAACATATCAGCGAAATTGCCGACAATTGCTCTGTCTGCTCCGGAAGCAAATGAAACAGTGCTGTTTGTATCAACAGGAAGGCCATTGATATTTCCGACAGCTGCGCCCCATCCAAGCTCAGGGAACATGGGCTCATTAGATGTCGAACCTTTATTAAGCTGAGCAAGAGCGTTCTTCATTGCCGGAGCCATTGCAAGTCCTGTCACATCATACTCAGCCGCTTCGATAAGAGCGATTGCATCTGTGATGTTTGCATCAGGAGTTGAGCTGTTGAATACTACTGTATTAGTTACAAGGTCATCAAAGTTCTTATTCGTAAGAACAGAAGCAGTGAGGCCTGTTCTTGGATTGAGTCCATGGAAGGCCATGATATCGATTCCTCTTGCAACCTTCTTTGCGAATCCATCAGCAAATGCTGTCAAATACTGAAGTCTGATTTCATCAGCTCCATATCTGAATTCATCCGAGACTCTCATTCCATATTCAACCTTAACAGGAACCATCTGGATTGATGCAACTGTTCCGCCGCCGTTTGACTTGGCTGCGTTTTCTCCTACAAGGTCAACCTCTTTATCAAGTGAAAAAGTGAAAACTGTTTCACCATTAAAAGGAATTGGCTCAGATGCAGAGAGTTTCGCAAGTGATGATTTTCCTTTTACTTTTGAAAAAAGTTCGTTTGCTACTACTGGCGGCAAAAGATTGCCTCTTGTCAATGTATCTCCCATATTAACCTCCTTTATTGGTTCGCAAATTGCGCATTGATACCAGCAAGGACCTCAGCCATTCCAGCCTCATATGTATTGCCGGACTGAGATGTCTGTGTTCCTGTGTAGAGTGGCGGAGCTCCATGTCCTTGCGGCTTTAATATGCCGGATAACTTCTCGGCATCAGCCTTAAGCTCCTCTTCCGTACTGCCTATGAGCCTATCTGAGAGCTCAATTGGAAGCTTATTCTCATATGCCACTTTGTTCTTCAAGAGCTTGTTCTCAGCAGTTTCTGCTCTCTGCGTGAGATTTGAGACAGTTTCATCAAAAGTCGAGAGTTTTTTATTTGCTTCCTCAACAAGCTTATTTGCATCCTGAAGCTGCTTATCATAGTCGGCTTTCAGCGCCGTCACATCATCAGGAGATAAATAATCCTTGTATTTATCAGCAAGCTCTCTGTCCTTTTGTTTGAGCCTTGACTGAATTGCTTTGTCAAAATCTTCCTGTGTCTCAATTATTTTGAAATCGCTCATTGTGTGAAATCCTCCTCTTTTACCGTTGAGTAACGTAATTTTTTGTATTAAAAAAGGACTTTTTAAAGTCCTTTTTAATAACTGATAGATTGTTTAGGTCTTTCTTCTTTGGTTGTGGCGCACAGCCAATACGCTAAGATCATGCTGTCCATTATTGAAATATCATATGTATCAACAAGAGAGCTATATCCAAAGCCTCCTTGAGAGCCAATAAGTCTTTTTTTGCAATTTGTCACAACATCCTTAAGGCTCTCCTGTCCCATGTGGACTATATCTTTTGAAAAGACCGCTTGCTCAAACATGGCATTTGCTGAGATCACTTCTCCGACCTTTGGAAGAATCGGCGGCTTTTTGATGCCGTGTTCCTTCATCTGATCAGCAAGAAGCTTCTGACCGCTTGCTCCGTCAATCGCTATCTTTGAAATCTTTGGATTATATAAATATTCAAAAATCCAGCCGTTTCCGGCTCTTATTGACTCACAAGCTATCGATTCAACAAATATATGTCCATCCTTAGTCCTTGAAGCAATGCTCATTGCAACATTGACTCCATCTTTTCCGTACTTGATTCCGATATAGCGCTTTTCCTTAAGCTCAGGGAACTTTGACAGCTTAAGCTCATTCCAATCTCCCTCAGAGAATTCTGACTTTTGATTAAACGTACACCAAAAGCCAAGCCTCTGAATATTGAAATCAAGAACAAACTCATCTGTATCTCCAGAGATTTCATTTCGGATATTTCTCTCCTTCAGGAGCCTTCCGAATGATGGATTGTATCTTTTCCAGAGCTTTGGATCATTAAGCTCATCGATTCCGATCATCTCCGGAGTGGACCACTCAGCCCATCCAGTATCAGGAGCCTTTTTATTAAGAACTGCATTTCTAATTCTTACAAATACATCTCCGCCTGATGTGACAGTCGGCGGAGTTCCGACCATGATAGTCTGTGGATTCTTGCTTGCTGATACTGTATATAAAAGAGCTGACTCTTGCTTTGATGTATATTCTTGGGCTTCATCAATTACAAGAAGGTCAAAGCCTTCTCCAAGGCCTCCGTTGTTTGTCCTTGTTCTAAAATCAATGACACCGCCTCCGGAGATCTCTATGTGCTCAAGTCCATACTGCTTTGAAGCATAAAAGCTCCGCTCAGGCATTTTCTTCTTTTTTTTCGAATGTTCCTGATATCCGGCTTTTTGAAGTAATGCATAAAGCCTATTAAAAGCATCATGAGATGTCGTTGTTCGGTGTGCTGTGTGGCATATTTTTTCTTTTAAAACAATAAGACCATACATCTCTCTGGAAGCAAGGACTTCTCCTTTTCCGTTTCGCCTCGACAAGCCGATGCAATAATTCATGTGCTTCCATTGACCTTTGTTGTCAAGAGCCAATATTGCACGAAGCTGTCTCTGCTGCCAGATCATAAGTTTCTGACCTGTGAACGAATAAAGCCTTACCGCCTTTGCGCCAAGTGATTTTGTTTTTTTTGTGAGCACTACGTTGGTATAAGAGGGATTCTGATTATCGTCCCTCATCTTACCTCCTTAGCGCTCTTTGCCTCTCTTTTATTTTTTCGACTTCCTTAAGAACTTCAGCCGGATTTTTATTCCGTGTAATAATTCCAGCGCTCCGCCTTGAATAGCCTGTTTCTTTTTGAAAGTCAGATATCACTTCATCACGAAGGAGCTGCGCCGCTTGTTCGATGCGCTCCGCCGCTGATATAGTGTTTTTTTGTCCGATGGTTTTCCTTCTGTCAATCTCTTCAGGTGAGCTTTCCCATTGGCTTTTGCTCCAAACATTTTGAGACTTTTTTCCTGTTTGATAGGTAACTGTGCATCTGCAATACTGATGCCGCCTATATATATCATCAGGAGCCGAGCCATATTCATATGTTCCGGCAAGAGAATCACACCACGGACAGCAATTTGCCTCCGCAATCCTTGTTATGGTTGCCTTAAGTCCCGCCTCAGTTCTGAACTTTGCATTTGAATCAATAAAGTCATCAAAAAAAGCCTCAGAGTTGTTGATAATAGGCTCTCCCAGCCATATAAGAGCATCTTCAAGAGATATTCCTTCAGTTGTCATCTTATCAATAAGTCCCTTGATCCTACTTTCAGGAAAATCAGCTTTAATGCTCTTTAGTCCAATGCCAAGCCCCGAATCAATAATGCTCTGAATCTGCTCAGCCGCTTCATTTGTTAGCTCATAATTATTCTGAAGTGCCGGAGTGACTGTTCTTTTAGCTATGTTGTAATATAGCCGCCCATCCGGAAGATTTTCTTCATTCAGATTGCTTATCAAAGCTTTGGAGAGACTTTCTCCAAGCCTCTCCGCATAATCATGGCCATCAACAAATGTCGCTGTCCCATCTCTTATCCTTTTGCTTATCTGAGCAATCCGTCTGTCCCTCATCATGTTCGATTGAAAAGATGTCTGTATCTTTTCATTAAGAACCGGAACAACATCAGCTGCCATAATTCACCGCCTTCCCTCGCCATTTTAAGGCATGAAAAAAGAGAGCTGGCGGACAACTCTCTCAGCGTTTGCAACCACTGTCATGCCACGAAAAAGAGCTATGCTCTTATCGCCATTTTTCTGAAAATGAATCAGCAAAAGCTTTCATTGCAATAGCAGCTTCTGCCTTTTCATTTTTAACAATTGAGCCTTCAGGAATTCCTTCCCATATGTCCGCATCGACTTGATAAAAGATTTGACCATCCTTTTCCGATGCGTTTCTTATTGTTGCCGGGATAAGAACTGCATCCCCTGTGCTGAATTTTGTTTCCATAAGCCTCCTATCTTAAATTCCTGTCATCTCAAGGATCTTGTCTTCTGTAAGATAATCAGGATATGATGAATTAATTTTCTGTATAGCATCACCTATGCCGCCAAGCATCGAAACATCAGCCTGAAAAGGTGGAAGCCATATCGGTGTTGTTATCGTGATCTGCTGCCTCGTGTAATTATAATCATCTCGTATGCAAGCAGCCAAATATCCGGCATTAAGTATTCCGACATTGAATGATTTATGAGCAGCCTTTGCTGTGAGTCTCAAATTCTCATGGCTTGCCTTGATTGCATCATAGCTTGAAGGATTGCTCTGAGGGAATCCAAGATCATCAAGCGTAAGTCCGACTTCCCCAGCAAATAATGCAGCGAACATCTTAAGCTGGTCAACATGAGGAGTCATGCTCTGCTGAGCAAATTGTCCGAGCTTAACATGATCTTGACCATCTTCATTGAGCGTAAATCTCATCATGGCTGACATAGCTGCTGACCATTTATTTAAGGCTTCAGCTTCAGGATCAACTCCAGTCATCCATTTCTGAGGAAAAGAAAAGAACTCCGCCGATATCTCTGATCTTTTAATCGTTCTAAGAGCTGAGCCAACTATCGACATACAAGCTCTTGATATTCTTGAATGACCAAAAGGTCTCTTTGCATCCGGCTTGAAGATAAGCGGAACAAGCATCGGCTCTTTTACTTTGTAGATTCTCGAATCAATAAGCTTCCCATTTTCATAGAAATAAGTTCCTTCATGCGTGAAATATGCTTCCTTAACTGGCTGAAGAGCTTTATTTCTTTCAAGAACTGCATATCCTTCATTGAGAAGTCCGGTTGTTGGATTTAAGATTCCGGTTGCATCATCAGCATTGATAATCTGCAATCTTGGAAATCCTGACTCATCTTCTGAAATGTAAATAAAAGAACAAGCACTGATAAGAGCTCCAAGGATTCCTGATGGAAATAGGACATCCTTGTTATTCGCTGCATAAATAGATTCAAGGTCAAAAGCGTCATTTCTGAAGCCATAAAAATCAAGTCTATCAGCCAGCGCATCAACTCCCTTAGCACACCAACCAACGCAGCTATTCCAGAATTTTAATTCTGGCGGAGATGAGATCCCAAAGTCAAATGTTGAGTTCTTCATCT